TCAATCTTACCTAATGAAGGTAGGATATAGCGCTCAATGCGGTTAGAGATGTCCTGCCAATTCTTTACTTTAACCTTCTTAACTTCAATCCACTCATAGTAGATCTCTTCAAATGTATGAACCTTTTCTTTAATAACAGGTGAACCTTCAAATTTAGCTTGGGCTTTTAAAAGAGATAGCTACTCTCTAGCTTCTTTGATAGATAACTCAGGGAATGATCCTAGTTTCTTACTTATCTTTTTATCATCAGATCTAAAATTAGCAATCCAATTTTTAATACCTGAGGGTAGTATGCGCAGGTATAAGCCATTACCATCAGCTAAGTTGTATTCCTTATCTTTTGCCTGAGCTTTTTTTTCTAAAAATGTAAGCATAAATGCTCCTGAATTATCCATGTGGTGTTTAGCCGTTTTTGTGACTGTACATTTGTAAACGCCACATTAGCGCCACATATTGTAGCATTTATTTGATACTAGCTATGATAGTAGCTCTGCTAGTATCACCGATTTTTAACGATTATTTTATTGAAAATTAAGAAAAAAATAGAAAGGATAATTAGCTGATTTTAGATACAAAAGCACCTAAAAGGTGCTATGGCGGTGAGAACGACCACCATTTTTGGATATTTATTTATTGATTTATAAAATAATATAGCCTGTTAGACGGTTTGTATGGCGTTTGTATGGCGGTGGATCCCACGTGATTCAGCACACTCATTTTTCTCTATTATCACACATTTAAGGCAGTATCTCTACTGCCTTAAACTCACTTCTTTAAGATCGTATCTACAATAAAACGACTTGTATTCTTACCAGCTTGTTTTGCAAGTTCCTTGATTTGTTCCATTTCACTGTGAGTACAACCAATTACGATACGACCATCCTTTTTAAGCTCATCTGCTTTATATGGTCCGGTAGTTCCTGCAGGACGTCCTGCACCTGATCGCTTACCGCCCCATGACTTTTCTTTATTATCCATTAGAAGAACTTCTCCATAATAGTTTCAATCAGTTGAATAATTTGCAACAGTAGTATTAAAGCCATCATGATCTCTAAACGATTAAAACTTTTCATTTGTCAAAACTCCAAATATAACTTAAAATTTTAAGTACCCCTTAGAGCTCCAATCTAAGGGGGAATTTATTAGAAGAAGTGGTTAAAGATAAAATCTAATGTTTGTATGATTAAGCTTAACAGCATTATGATTTCTATCTTTGACCATTTACGTTTGCACGATTGCTTACGTTTCTTTTTCATATGCCCTCCTTATGTTTCTTATTATATATCTTGAATTAAATATGTCAATAAATATATCATAATTATGGAAATATTTTTTAAAATATGTTTGCAAAAATTTGGAAACTTAATATAATATTCTTATCTAAGCACTTATAGAGTAGAGGTGTGGCATGGCATTAAATTCTTTTGGTAAATTTATAAGGAAATATCGAATAGATCATTCTTTGTTACTAAAGAACATGGCTGACATGTTAAATATTGGTTCTGCTTATTTATCAGGAATGGAAACAGGTGCAAAGCCTATACCTTCTGATATGGCGGATAAAATATCTAATGCATACGGCTTTGATGAAAGTACAAAAGCTGACTTGCAACGTTCTATTGATGAATCTCAAACCTTTGTTAAGGTTAAAACAAATAATGATCCTTTAAATCAGCAACTGGTAGCAGCATTTGCAAGAAGTATCGATTCAATGTCCAGTGATGATAAGAAGAAGATTTTGGAGATTGTGAATGGAAATAAATAACCGAAAAGATGGTTTTGAAGTTGCACCTTTATCAATAAAACAAATTCAGATGGCATCTGACGCAACAAGAGAGTTTGCAAAACAGTTAGGCTTTGTAAAAGAAAGTGGCTGTATTGATATTGTTGGTTTAGTTGAGTTAGGAAATCTTGATGTTGCTTGTGGAGATAAAAACTCACAATTAGAGCTATCTGTCGTTCCCGATGAATTGTTGCCTAAAGCTGAAGCCAAAACCTATCCTAATGGCGTTATTGAGATAAGAGAATCTGTTTACAATAGCGCTACTAGTAACGATCCAAGATCTCGTTTTACTCTTGCGCATGAGTTATTTCATGCATTAGCTCACTGTTCTCAAATAACATACTGCAGAAATACTTCTTCTAATACCAAGATTTACTGTAATAGTGAATGGCAAGCTGATACTTTTGCAGGCAATCTGCTATTACCGGATGAGCTGATAGAACGATACAAAGCGCTAGATGAGCAAACACTCTCTTCAATGTTAGGTGTAAGCGTAGCATGTATCAAAGTTAGAAAGAAAAAATATTATTCAAATTAAAAGCTCTAGTTCTGTTGGAGCAAAACTAGAGCCTTATAGGTCAGGTTTAGCTTAGAGCTCACTACCTGGACCGACATTAAGAAGATATCCTAATGTGAACATAGAACACTCGCATTATAAATTTCTTCTTAATGAATTTCAAATGTGGGCTCGCAATAAAAGGACATTTACATGCCTAAATGTTTAAAGAGTTGCGAGATCTCTCAAAATACTCCCAACGAAACTGATTTTGTCTTTTGTCGATTTATTAGACGGAATGGCAAAATCATATACCCTAAGAATGCAAAATTCTTTAAATTCCCAAGACAAAGCAAAGGAGTAAGATATGGCCACTAATACAAATAAATGCTATCGAAAAGGTGCAATAAAGGATCGTACACAAACTTACAATCCTAAAAATTATACCTTTGTAAAGAGAGATGCTGTTTCAGGTCAATTTATGGATGTGAAACAAGATGGTTCACCTTTCAAGGGCGTTGCTAAAGAAATTGACCATAGACGTAAAAGATAAAGCTGTAGCATAAAGCTTATCTACAAAGCCCTCTAACAGAGGGCTTTCTTCATTTATCTAAGCTAAGCACTAACCACAAGTTCACCTTTCTTTGCTTTAGTAGTATTAAACCTCTTTAATCTTTGGCAGCTTACTTCAGGAGCTGTAGCTGACTCATAAAGACGAGCTAGAGGAAGATCTTGGATAGTACATACCAGTGCTGCAAGCTGAGACTGTAGCTTAGTAACCTTTCTGAAAACCTGTAAGACATCTGGCTTAAACATATCATGGAAGTAGATCATGTGATCAATTGCAGTAGCCTCATCCTCAGTGATGGTTAATCTATCATCTGCCTTTGGCTGCTTGTCTGTAGTATCTGTAGATTTATTGAGCGCGATAGCATAGCCTTGCTTAAATGCACGTTGGGCAATATTAACAGCTGCAACTAAAGCCTCATCTGAGATGTTGTACTTCTGGCATAAGTCAGTAAGCTGCTTTACATACCAGCAGCGTTTTTGAGATTCAGCCTCAGCCTCATGATCATCTACATGAGTGTTATTTGCAACATAGGCACCTTGAGCGCGAATTGAAGGTAATACTTCATTACAAATCCACTGACGGAACTCACGAGCAACCTTAGCACGTGACCTCATCATTACGAAGTAGAGCTGTGGCTCGGTGATGAAGGTTACATTCTGGGTTCCACCTTGAGTTTTGAAAGGGGTTACGTTTAATGTAACCCCCTCAAATTCTTCTTTAAGCTGATTGATTACATGATTGATATTAGAGAGCTGAAGAGTTGAGCATACATCTTTTAGGCAAAACAAGATTTCGCCGTTTTCTGAAGTGATTACTCTGATATTTGATTTGTGAAAATCGTATGTTGAAAGATTAGAATTTGCCATGATTGGCTCCTAGTTAAGATGTTTTCAATTTGCCTTTTGGGCGGTGAGTGCTGAAAACCCCGTAACTAGCCGGGTGGTATTTATTCGATGTATTCATACCACACTCACCATACAGCAGATACACGAAGTCTAATGACTGTGTATTTAAAGAGGTGAGATGACGCTTGTCGCAACATCTGCGCTAGTTATATGTCGTGGTTTTCAAGCACGGTAGCTTGTAGCTACATTTATAGTATAGCGCAGATTTTGGGGAAATAGTAATTATTCTTTTACCTCAACTCCAAAAGGTTGCCATTCGCCATCATCATTCATTATTTCAGAAAAATCAAACCACAGTCCTAAATTTCTCCCCTCAATGCAAGGCTCACAAGGATCATCTGCCAAGTCTAAGTCAATTCTGTTAATTACTATCGTATGTGCGAAACGTGGTGCTTTCTTTTCTCTATATTTAAAATAGAGACCTAAAAGCATATTTGGGGTAAAATCTTCTTTTGTAATGCGAGAGTTAAAAGATAAGAATTGATAAAACTCATATAAATCTTTAAAAGGTCTATACTTCTTTTCTAGCTTATCCTCTTTTACCGCATTTAAAGGTAAGAAAAAAGAATAACCCCCATAAAAAGCGGTTGAAAAAAAACAACTAGCTTGATTATCACGGATACGCTCAATCTTTGTTAATTCAATATTGCTCATATCATATAAATCACTAATATGATTACAAAAATACCCTTCATCACCGACCTTAACATCATGTCTATTAGCCCAGGACTTAACATCTTTAATATCAAATTTCATTTTGTACCTCTCAAAATTCTATAAATCACTAACTATTTAAGACATTTAAGATCAAAACAACCAATAAATAGAATCCCAAAAATAGAATATGCAATAATTGGCTTATCATTCATTAAAAGTAGTACGTAACCCCAAAAGTAAGAAGCTATCATCAAGATGAAAGCTACGGCAACATAAGTGATTTTCATTTTGCCACTCCCAATGCTTTGGGATTAGGAACTAAGCAAGCAATCGAGTTCATGCTGTTCAGTATTCTCTGTAGTCTCAATTTATTTAATTTAGACAAAGTCTTAATCTTCATTACTTCTTCTAATAATTCTTGACAATAAAAAAGTGATTCAAACAAGTCGTGCCTCTTTTTGAATGGCAAGATAAGATCAGTCATTTGAGTTCTCGCAACAAAATATAGAGAAACTATCTCGCCATTTTTTAAATCAATAAAACCAAAATCTTGTTCTAGCTCCAATACTATCTGTTTAGGAGTAGTGGCTAAATCTTCTAAAAATCTAGAACACATTCTTTGAAGCAACTTAATTTTTGAATCATATTCAGGATCCTCATTATTGGGAAACTGTAAAAATCCTTTTGTAAAAATGGCACAATGTTTATATTCATCTGGTATGTCATAACCGGTTAACTCTCTCCAAGAAGATTCAGTAAATATAATGTTTTGCTGAGTTTTGTTTGAAATAAATACTTGAATTAAAGAGCTATCTAACTTTAGGCTACCTGGTAAACTAAAGTACTTTCGATAGATTTCTCTTTGACAACAAATGCGTCCGTTTAAAAATGCAGCATCTTTTAAAGCAAAACATATCACGTTGTATAGTCTGACAAAGTTAATTACACTTGCCATTTTCTAAGCTCCAGTACTACCAAATCCGCCATCACCTCGCTCAGTGTCATTAGCAGAATTAAAGTATGAGAAAAACTCATCAATCTTTTTAGCAGCATCAGGATCATTAACAAACTTATTAGCCCAATATAAGAGGTCACATTCTTCAGCTGAGAATTGACGAGGATCTTCGGCGAGGGTGTAATTCAAAGCTTTCTTAAAAGGCTCTATATCATTTGAGTATTTAATGGCTATTAGTGATTTTCCACGTTCCTTTGCCAGCTTATTCAGATAATCAAAATTGATTAAGATACTTGTAAGCTGTTTAACTGTCAGTTCAACCTTGATAAGGTTCTGTGATGTTTCATGTTCCATTGTTTTATTCCTTAGTTGGTTTATCATTTACGATTTATGAAAGCCATTTGTCCAGACAACTTTGTCAGATTGTTTACCCACTTTAGGAGCCTTAGTATCAAAGTAAGTCTCAATCTTGATCTTGCAATCACTTACAGCAACCTGAAGCGCGACATCAGGTTTTAAGCCGTAATCTTTAATGTAAATTGCTCTTGTCTCAGCGCCATACACTCTCAAGATCAAGTCTTTTAAAGCTTGTTTTGCTTTATCATGAGCATCGGCAGGGGACAGCTTATTTACCTTAACTTCATAAAGCACACGCTCTTTAATAAAGTTATCCATCTCAACAGTTAAAAACTTCATACTGGGTCTTACTCTTTAGTAACTAATAAACTGTACTTCTCGATTAGATCATCTCTGTTGTATATACACAACAAGTCCTCAGACAGGCGAACCAAGCGAGAGACATCATCTTTGATAACAGCAACGGTAAACTCCTGCATATCGATATCCTGTTCTTGCCATGCTTTTAGGTCGCCTGATACCTCGTATTCCTCAACAAAACGAGCTATAGCATCATGCAGATTGCACTCTAAGCTATCCAATCCAGGTACTTTAACTTTTAGCAAGGCTCCATGAGGAATAGGAGAGCGTAAGCGAACTTGAAAGAGAGACAGGCAATTATCCTTTTTAATAAAGTGAGCTCCGTCTAAATTCATTGACCAGAACTCGATATGTTTGCCTGCTAAGACGTCAATACCAATCTCAGGATCAGAACCATCAAATTCATCTTCAACGCTCTTAAGCCAAGCTTTAAGCTCACTTACTCTCATAGTTATGCCTTTGCTACAGTTGTCTTGTTTAAAGGATGATTGCCGTTAAGTTCAAAACGCTTTGCAGCATTTAAAAGACCTACACGAAACTTCACACGATCAGTTCTATGCTCATCATCTTTTAAGCTGCTATATTTGTATTTAAGCTCATAAGCTTTTAATAAACGTTTCATTTGAAATACCAAGGTACCTTTATCAACTTTTGTCTTATGGCAAAGCTCATCGACTACAACAAACTCTAGAGCATGGCTATCCATCTCAAAGTTTGATAAGTTTGCATTGATATACTCATCATCAAAGCCCAGAGCGCGAAGTAGCTTGTCGTATGTGCCTACTCTTACACCAAAGACATACTTTGCTTTATCTACATTGACCTTTGCCACAGGAATGGCTTGCTTTGCTGCATCAGCCCCTTTTGTTCCTGTTCTTGGAGAAACCTTTGCAGGTGTCTTAATCTCAGTCTCTGTCTTTTCATCAGCTTTAACCTCTGCTGAGCTTTGGCAGGCTTTCTCAATGCTCTTCTCATCTTTAATCTCAATCACTGGCTTTTTGTCTTCTTTCTTAGTATCTGTAGCCTTACTCTCTACAGTCTCAACGCGCTCTACTGTCTTGGTATCAGATTTAACGTCTTTAACTTCATCTTTGGCTTTAGCTTCCTGAGCTTCAATCACACCTTTTGCAAAAGCCTGGGGTGTATCAGGATTAGCTTTATCAAGCTCTTTGTTGATCTCGTCCATTGTTTTGCTTTCAGATTCATAAGCATCAAGTGCGTTGTATGCCTTTAAGATCTCTTGAGGATTGTCTATATAAGACAGGATCTTTTTTATAACATTTGGAAAAGCACCTTTCTTTAAAGCTACAAATGCTGCTCTAATATCTGTAGGCTTGGCTCCCATAAATAGAGCCTTATACAAAATATATGTGTTTACAGGCTCATAAGGCTTTAATGTCTTATCTGTAAGCTTGATATCCAACATTGCTAAAGGTTCGTAACTGTTCTTAAACCAAACACCATATAATTTCTTCATCTTGTTAATCCTTATTTACCCAATAAAAAACACTTGCATAACCGTCTACTAAATTTCCACTGTTATCAGTCATTGGAAAAGCATGTATGCACTGGATATCTTTACTTTCAATCTTATTGTCGTTGATAAACATACATAGCTTCTTTTCAGCACTGTGTATATGTCTGTATGGTGAATATTCTGATTTTGGTTCTTCATCAAAGAAGATCTTGTGAACTAAAACTCTCATATTCTTTATTTAACCTCACTCTGCTTTTGTTTTAAGGTAAAAATAAAATCGTCAATATCAGTACGCACATATTTGCATTTTGAATTTGTCTTACTAGAGATATGTACTGGTTTGGGAAAATCTTTGTACCAAGGATCAAAACTAATGTATTTATTAAGAGAAAGAATTGTAATTCCCAAATAATCAGCTACCTGTGCTTTTGTAAACAACATCGGTTCCATATTTACACTCCTTATCAACGCACTCTCAAAAGCCTGAGGTTAGGAAAGTGAATGAACTTAAGAACCTAACCTCAGTAAATCTCACTGAGGAGATATTTTCATGTTTCTAACTTACTCACCATATTTAAGAGCGGATGAGCGCGCTCTTTCTGCTTGCTTCCGTTGCTACAGAAATTGTTCTAACATTGATGCCACCATGAAAAAAGCTAAGATTATGAACATGCTTACGGTAATGTTTACCATCAGGTCATATAGCTTTTGTTTGAGCTTAGCTTTAGTCATATTGGTTACTCCTCAATGTCTGTTAGTCTTGAGCCTGTCACTAGAGCCCAAAGAATTTGTTTAACAGGGTGTAAATCTCGTCTTCATAGCTGTACAGGTAGATAGTTGCAGCACAGCATCCAATAAAACCAACACCAGCCATAAGGTCGCTTAATACAGCTTTTGTGTCTTTACTTAGTTTCATTTATGAGGCTCTCCTGTTCTTTAGCTCGACAGTTATCAATAAAAGCTTTCTTAAGTCTGTCAGCTTCAGCTAATACAAGTGACCTGTCATTTTCATCGTCAATAAGCTTTATTGCATAATTGCAATAGGAGATAAACTTGCTAGCAAAGCTGATACCTTTAGAATTGAACTGGTAATAGTTGACGCATATTGAGTGAAGAGCCTTGAAAGCCATTGCTGATTTGAGCTGTGGTCCTGTCCTAACCAACCCCCTGCAACATTTAAAGCCTTCTTGCTTGTCGAAGTATTGAGCGTTGAAGTTAACACCTTCAAGTACAGTTTCTTCTTTGTCTTTTAGAAGTTCCCATGCACGGCATGCTGCAAGATCTTCAAGTACACCAATATCAAATGATGCAGGTATATTCTTGATTTGGTTGTAAGCTAACTGATGAACGCTCCACAACCACTGAGGATCAGTTGAGTGAATTAACTTAAGCGCAGCAGCTTTAACAGCCTTAGATACTGATGAGCCAGGATCACCTGCTCCATCAGCTTTCTTTTCCACTGGATCTTTTACAGGTACATCTTTAACAGGCTCGGTTGCAGTCTTTTTTGCTTCTTTAGCTGTAGCTTTAGGAGCTTTTACAGACTTTACAGGTGTACCTTTGTCTTGATCATGCTTGTCATTGGTATCGTCTGTAGGCTTCTTTGTCTCAGGCTCTTTACCAAGATTTAAAACAGCGTCAGTGATCTTGTCCTCAATCTTTTGAGATACAACAATCATCTGCACAGCATCGAGATAGGCGTTTTGTTTCTCATTAAGCTCTTTATTGATGTCTGTCTTTAGGCTCAAAGAAACTCTGTCAAAGAACTTAGATGCTAATTCTTTTGCGTTTTCAATCTCAGTGTTAAGTTTTCTATACTCATTTGCCTTTAAGGTAAGAGTTGAGATTTCAATATCTGATACTTCGAGAGATAAATTTAGTGTTGCCATTTCAGAATACCTGTAACTAGATAAATCTATTTGTTGATTAAATGATAGATCACTCTAGCAAAGGTATCAATAGATAAATCGAGTAATAAATAATATGTTGTATTTACTTGATTGAAAAATAAAGGAATTTAATTAAAGAAAAGCTGCTTAAATTGTGATGTGTTTTAATAAAATTCTTTACAAAAGTAATAAATAGTATTATAATATAAGCACGTTCAATGAGAACGGGGACTCGAAAGAGATGTTCAACTAACGGAGATATTCAAATGGATGGGAATGATTTAACTTTGATGTTAACTATCCTTTGGATACTTTCTAGCAAAAGTAACAGAGAAAAGACATTGGAACTGTTTAATCTGATTAAAAGCTTAAGCTAGAAAGCAAGGTGGGGTGAGAGCCCCACCTACTCCGATTATAGGACATTAAATCATGGATGGAAAGTTATATAAGCGTTTAAGAATGGCATTGGGCTTAACTACCAGTGAGTTAGGTGAAAAAGTTGGTGTTGGTAGTAATTACATCTCAATTATGGAGAATGGAAAGAAACCTGTATCAGAGTTACAGGCTATGAAACTTAAAGAGTTGATTGAACAGCGTTACAAAGAGGGAGATGAGTGCTTTAATATCTTAAAAGAGATTTTTTGTAAGTAATCACTAGCACGCAGAGTCAACATATTGCCATACCAGGCATGCGACACTAACTACACTGAGTGCGATGTTATACCACTTAAGCGGTGTATTAGGGCCATCAAGACCGTTGATTCTGCGTAAAAAGTTAAACAGCTGAAATACAAGGTTTGAGATAAATCCAATTATCAGAACGGTAAGAAAACACAGTAGAGGTGTGTCTACTTTGTGCATGTTAGAGAATATTGCTGCTGATAATGAAGCACCACCAACAAAGGTAACAACTATAGAAGCGAAGATACCTAACACTGTAACAGATTCGGTTTTTTGCTTCTTAAACAGTTCGTCATGCTGTTTGATCTTTGCTGTGTATTCATTAGCAGTATTTTGAACATCTAATTATTTTGATTCAAGAAAAGAGGCTCTTTTATCTAGTTGCTCAAATTGACTTTCAAAAAATGACACTCTGATAAGTTCTAGATCAAGATGATCTTTGAGCTTTTCTAAACTTCTGCGTGTTCTTTTGTATGTTTCATCTTCAAATTCATTTCTATGAAGTAAACTTAAGATATTTTCACTAGTAAGCAGCAGAACATCTCTTAAAACGTCTTTATCAACATTATTAAAAAAGTATTGTGTAAGGGTGCCATAGCTGTGTCTCCATCCACAATCGTATATATCAATAAAGCGCTTTACAACATCATTATAATCTTGTTCTTTAAGTTCTTTACTTCCGAGCTGTTGTATAAGTTCAGTCAGCTCGCTTTGCTTTCTTATGTTTTCTTGTTCAGTCATATCTTAACTTAAAGCCTCAGCTAGCTGTGAAGCTTCAAGCTTAATAAGATCAATTGGAATGATATTATTAGCTTTTTCTACATAACATCTTTCCCATGCACCGCCTTTTCTGTGAGATTTTTCTACTAACTCCCAAGGTTGCATGGTTAAAGCTTTATCAATACATTTATTTACGTAATCAGGTACCTGAATATCAGTAGCTATGCCTTGTGCTGGTGTCAAAATGGGCATTGCAGCATTTAAACAATATGCATAATAAACATCTCTAATCACAGGCCCAAACTTCCAGGCTTCAAAATCTGAATCTATTAGCTTACTGTTAAGCTTAGAATCGATAAGAGATTGTATCTGTAAGAAATACAAGATCTTCTGTAGTCTCAGGTTAGTAGTAGGCTGTCCTTTAAAAAGACAGTAATTTACTACATATCCAGCAAGTGCAAGTGCATTCATAATTTACATTTCCTTTGTAGCTCGTCTTATTCTATTTCCTACAGCAATAAAATGACGTTGATATCCTAATTCTTCTTCTTTGTTGAGTTGCTTTCCTAAGCGATCTAATGAAGCTAGATACTTTGCTTTATGTAAATCTGATTTTCTATTCTTAGTTGTAAAAAAGCAACAACGAGCAATATTTCTTAAAAACAGCATTAAATTCACTTATTTGCCTTGTCATTTCCTTTTGCTTGGTTCTACCTTTAATTTAGCGCACTCTCTCATATTTTTAATCATGTTTTGAGTGAGTTTTACATTTAAAGGATTAATGCAAAAACCTCCATCTTTGAGAGGAATGATTGAGTTATTTGGATTAGGTGAACATGCAAAACGTAAGATCATAATCAAATACTCCATCTCAATAATTATATTAATTATAATCCACCGCTACCCGATTTATCTATGACACGACCAATAATTCGGAAGTTGATCTCATCACCTTTATGTATAGTTTCATCTGGGTATTGAGGGTTTTCGGAATGAATAATTAGATCACCATTCATTAACTGTATTAGGCGCTTTACTCTTACTTCATCACCATAGACGATAGCGTAAACATGGTTATTATGTATGGGGCTTGTATCTGCCATATTTACTAAAATTCTATCATCGGGAAAAAGAATTGGCTCCATGCTGTCACCTGAGACAATAAATCTTTTACAATGTTCAGGATTCACACAAATACGCTGAAACCATGATCGTCTATACGTCGCAGGCACACTCTCAGTCTGTTCTTCATAAGTAGGTTCACAGCCATTACCTGCAGCACATCTAACACCGTACTCTTTAATCTGCACATAATCATCTGATGGAGTTTCATCATCATCCAATGCAACTACAGGATCACCATCAGGTTCACCTTTACCGGTGATGAGCCATATCTGATTTAATCCTAGTAGCTTACTAACTTTTAATGCATTCTCTGAACTTAAATTTTTTACTTTGTCACTACACCACATGCTAACTGTAGATGACTTACATCCTGTGTACTTGCATAAGTCAGCTTGTGTCTTACCTGCTTTTTGTAATCCATAGCGGATTCTCTTACCTAAAGAAGAATAATCTGCCATACGTTGCCTCATAAAAATAACTAGATATACCTACTATTTTAGAATATTTCTCAAAAATTTGCGCTTGCATACTTGCATAGATTTGTCTATTATTAAATACATAGAAATATCTAGATATATGGTTGTTTTAAATGGGAAAGATTACTAATACTTTTAAAGGTGAGTTCGCTGAAAAATTGATTGCCCAGTTAGGTGGTGTAAATCAAGTCTCACGAGAGTGTCATATTAGGACATCTTCTGTCTGCTCTTGGTATAAAAGCGGAGTACCTAGAGCGCGCCTCGACTTTCTTAAGCTAGCACATCCTGAGCTCCCTGTATGGGCTGAAGCTCCTGACTGGAACAAAGAACCTTCTACCTTATCAAAGTAAGGATAGTATATGGACACAATTACCTCGTATGTATCAGATGATTTGATGCAGTTGGAATTAGCACCAGCTCCAAAGATTATCTTGGTTGCATTGTCTACTTTTAAGAATGGCTATTATTCAACAATGAATAACCTGGCTCTTAAGGTTAATATGCCCCGTAGAACTATACAACGCTCTTTAAAGACCTTAAAAGAGCGCGGTTACGTATACATTGACGAAACTGACGTTGGCAACATCAAGCTTTTAACTACCAACATCATGAAAGATGCTGAGAAAGTTCGTGTTGAAGCTATGCAGCCTTCTTTGATTAAAAAGATGCAAAAGAAGTCAAAATCCAAGAAAGTTGATCCTGTTGGAAACTCTTTAGAGCCTGTGGAAAACTCTGTTGAGATGGTGACAAATAGTCACATGGGTGCGACAAATTGTCACAGGGGGTGCGACAATTTGTCACACTCCTATAATAAAGATCTAAATATAGATAAAAATAAATATATATATAGATCTGATCTTAATAGTAAGAAGCAAGGGGAAGTTTTTGAAAATCAGGCTCACGAGCTTGAACTTCAGGAACAGACTGTTGATCTAAAGCCACAAAATCAAAAAGTCAGAATCATCAAAAAGAACGTTCGTGGTATTGAGCTCTTTATCACCTATGATGAGCGCGGTGAGATGATCAACAGTGAGTTTGTTGATTATGAACATGCTTTTGACAATATCGATGAAAAGAACAACAAGAACGAGGTTATCACCTCAACTCTAAGACAGACCCTTAGTGATATTTACAAGATGTCTGCATCAGACGTAGAGCAGTTAATCGAGAAGATGCACTCTTACTACGTCAAAGACGGTACATGGAGATATCAAAGAGGAAACCGTAAAGAGATCTCAATATCTCAGCTCTCAAAGTTATGTGTGTACTGGGTTAATAACCTCAGGAAAACACGACAAAGAATTAAGCAGCAAAGTGACTGTGTTTATGAAGAGGCACTTACTGCACAACAAGATTCATGTACGTTGTCACAACCCACATCTTTAGCTAACAATCGTGACAGTGACAGCGTGCATGGATACAAAGACACAGGTAAGGCTCAAATGCAAATGCCTAGTGTGCTTACCAAGGAAATGCTTGCTAACAGCGAGTATATGTCAGCGCTTATAGCTCAATATGGCGCTGATGCAGTCAACAGACAGGTATGGAGAGGTGTTTTTTAATGTACGGTAAAGATTTTGATTATGACAACATTCCACCTGACAGAAGGTTGCCTATACCTCCTGAGGCTATTGAAGAGCCTAGTGAAAGTAACAAGTATGGCTCAATCTTTCTGTGCAGAAAAGAATATCCAAACGAAAAGGTGGGCAAAGCCATTATCTTGGATTTTGAGACTACAGGCTTAGACAGGTTTAATGATGATCCTATCGAGTTAGGCTTTCTCAAAGTTACCTATGCTAATAGAAAAAATATTGGTGGTTTAAAAGTAATTGCTCAAGAAGAACTTAACGAAGAGGACAAGATTGTAAAATTAAATATCTTTTCAATTGTAGAACATAAATAAGGATTACAAATGTATTCCATGATAATGCAAAGATGCATTGAAGAGTGAAATGCTGACTAAAGAAATTTCAGAAGCGATTAATGCAGAAAAGTCTGCTGAATATATTCGTCTATTGCATAATTATGGCATATGGTCACGCTATTTTGGCTGTGCTGGTTATCCTGGACATACTTCATCAAATCAGACTTATACCATTTCTGATGAATCTGCTATGATTATTGACAAAGCATTTTGTGAATTAAAACAGAAGCAGCCTAATCTGTATATGCTACTCAATATGTTTTATATTCAGAATAAATCTCCTGATGAGATATTTCTGATTTTAAAAAAACAGAATAAAAAGAAAATAAAACCACGAAAACCACGTCATTGTTCAAACTACTTTGAATTCAATCCTGCTGTAGATACAGCTCTAAAGTATGTAACTACCCAGGCTATCTATGACTTAATCAGAAGAGGTGAACAATTGATTCTCAGTCAGCTAAGGAGCATGAATGAAGGTGTTTGAATTTGAAGGTAAGTGTTACCGTTCAATGCGCTTATTCTGCAAAGAGCGCGGTGTATCTTATCAGAAGATGAGAAGATTATGCAGGCATTATATACGCGCTCATAAAGATCCTACTGTTGCAGCAAAGTGGCTTTTAGGCTTAGAAACTTTTAAAAGCAATGAGCCTAAAACATTCCTGTATGAACAGGATCTTCTCAAGTCAGAAGAAAGAAGTTCCAGATTCAAAGATAAGATGTATCAGCAATTTATTGAGAATTTTTAGTCAGACCTCTGTTTCAAAAGCTGACGTTATGGTGGTCAAAGTACTGTGACGGCATAAAATAAGGCTCGGGTGGCAAGGCGCCAGAAAATCGTCTAGCTGAATAGATTTTTTAAATATGGCAGCCATAATCTCTATACTTCATATTCAAATGTATATTTAGCTAATGCTGAAGAACCTAATTAAGAAAAAGCCTCTCAATCTATAATATTTTAAGGAGGTCCTTTAAAATTGATCTTAAAGAAAAAAGTATCAGATATAAAAAAACTTTTGAAAATCTGACGTTAGTTATTGAAAAAATTACGCTTCCCACATATAATTTAAGTCAGTAGTGCCCTTCTGCGCTTCTTACTCGCGAGAGTATAGCGGACCAGTGAAGGGCCTTTTTTTTGGGTTAAAAAATGGTTTCAGTTAAGTGTCCTTTATCATATTCAGAACAGATTGAAAGATTAAAAAACTTTCATAAGATGAAGATTGAAGATGATAATCAAGCAAAAGAAATATTGCAAAAGATCAACTACTATAGATTAAGTGGCTATGGTATTGGATTATTATCTTCATCAAATAAAGACGAATATAGAGAAGGTATTTCTTTACAACATCTCTTTAGATTATATAAGTTTGATAGTGTATTAAAAAATGCCTTAATGCACGTTATTGAGCAAATAGAAATTCAATTAAGAACTCAGATTTCATATGCACTCGCTATGAAATATGGGGCTTTAGGTTATTTGAATGTTACAATTTTTAAGGATAATGTCTCTAAAGCTCACTCAAAACTAATTAATACTTTTTACGGTGAAGTAGACAGAAATAAATCAAAACCTTTCGTTAAACACCATATTAAGAAGTATGCTGAACAGTTTCCTATATGGGTAGCTGTAGAGCTTTTTACATTTGGAAATATCAGTGTTCTTTTTAATATAATGAATGATGATGACCAAAAAACTGTAGCTCATTTTTTCAAGTGTACACCTAGATATTTATCAAACTGGATAAAAGTATTAGTTGAAATAAGAAACATATGTGCACACTACGGCAGACTATATAATTTGCCATTAAAACACGCTCCTATGTTGTACAAAGAAAATAATCAATATATTTCTAAAAAAGGTCAGCAAAATAAATTATTTCCTGCATTTTTAGTAATTAAAAGAATTTTGAATGCTAATGTTGATTGGAAGTTATTTTATGAATTTTTTAAGTCTGTTATGAAAGAGTACAAGGACGTTGTAAATTTATCTTTTAATGGCTTTCCTCGTAATTGGGAGCAAGTTTTAGATAAAGAACTTAATCACTGTGCGAGCCCACTGAAAAAGATCTGATTTAGCTCATTTGTTTTTGTCAGATTCTTTTATAAAATTCCTCTTTTACAAAATAGATCGTTTTTTGATCGTTTTTCTGTTTTATCCTTATAGACAATACAGTGGATTAGTGTGATTACAGGGTAAAAACAATGATTCAATGTATTACATACGAGATAATTTAGTGTGAAAAACCTGCCTTCTGGCAGGTTTTTTCGTATATGGAGAAAGGCAAATGTTGGATGATATATTGCAGTTGCCTTATTTCCATTTTATTCTTGCAGGAATTACAGGCGCACTAATAGCCTTCCTTCGTTCTACTCTACAGCAATATCCTCCTACAACCAAAGAGCGCGTATTAGATGCCATCTTATGTGGTGCTGGTACATTGTCTATTACATGGCTTGCATGGAGGTTTGGCACCGAGAAGTTTAACTATAAAGATGCAATAGCGTATGCAATTCCACTTGGTTTCTTAGGCTCAGGTCATATTTTTGAGCTTATCTCTAAGAAATACCTTAAAGGAGCAACAAAATGAGAAACAACTTGTTGCACTTTGGAGCTTATGCTTTTGAATTTGGTTTTGCTTTAATAGCAGCTATTGCTGGCGTACCAATGGTATATGCAATCATAAGTGTGATCTGCTTTATCTGCATTTGTCTTTGGAGACGGTAATGAAAGCATGCCCTTTAGAGACAGTTGAACAACAGAGAGTGGTTGCATGGGCAGATCATCAAAAGATAGGAAATGACACTATTGGTCAATTCTTATTTGCTATCCCGAATGGTGGTTCAAGACGTAAAACTACAGCAAAGTTTTCTCAAGAAGCCTATCGCATGAAACGTGAAGGCGTAAGAGCAGGAGTTCCTGATCTTATGTTTGCAGTTCCCAAGCAGGGGTATGCAGGGCTCTTTATTGAGATGAAGAGAGCAATTAAAAGTATGTCTCATGTATCTGATGAACAAAAAGTATGGCATGAGCGTTTAGCAAGAATTGGTTATAAGGTTGTCATCGCTTATGGCGCTGACGAAGCTATTCAATCTATATGTGAGTATCTAGGCTATGAGTATGCAAGCAAGTGATAATTGTAAGAATTTAATCAAGAGCTTTGAGACTTACTCAGAAAAGGCTTATAAAGCTACAGATAATGAGAAGCACTACACCATCGGTTATGGGCATTATGGCTCGGATGTAAAAGCAAGTGATAAGTGGTCACTTGCCAAAGCAGAGGCTGTATTCTCTCAAGATCTAAATAAGTTTGGAAAACAGCTAGTTGCTTCATTAAATGCTGATGAGATTGAAGTTAATCAGAATCAGTTTGATGCGCTTTTAAGCTTTACTTACAACTGTGGCATTACTCGATTAACTAATTCAAGCTTATGGAAGTCGTTAAAGAGTGGTGTTCCTAACTCTGATTTGTTTTTACAATACAAATCACAAGGTGGTAAGTATTTAGCAGGTCTCTTACGCAGACGAGTTGCTGAAATTTACTTGTTTGAAGGAGCGGATTGGCATGAAGGTAATGATCTTGTGCTTGAGTATGTTCGCATCAGACGAGCTAACAATATCATGTTAAAAAACACCAGACAGCAGACTATCGATGCTCAGGTTTATCTAAAAGTTGATCATTTAGATGGATTGATGAGCTTTGTAGCTAAACATGAGTAATGAATTGAAGAATTGCACTCTCTACATTTTTATTTTTAGTTATTCCTAATTTTGGGCATTATTCAAAGAAAGAGTTTTATGCGTAAGTTACAAGCTATCTTGTATTGCTTGCTGTTCTAATTGGCTAAATGGCTTACATCGTTTATGGATCTTAAATTACTTTTAATTGTAGCTACCATGTCAGCTGTCATTGGATCCTGCTTTGGTATCACTATTACAGCTAAGTATTACAGAGCCGAAATTGCTCAAATGCAGACTGAAGCTATAAAAGCAGATCAAGAAGCTACAGTTAAGCAGCTTAATATAGAACATGAATGGCAAGCTAAGCAGGAACAGGCTGACAAAGAGGCTACAGATGAGATTAACAAGATTAAAGACAAGTATAATGCTGCTATGTCTAAGTTGCATGCTAACAGCTTGCGCTCAGACAGTGGCAGTTCCGGTGAAGCAGCATTGTCCACAAATACCAGCTCTGCCAGAGAAACTAAAACAACCTGTGAATGTGGACAGCTTAGACAGGACAGAAGAACTCTTGCAGAGTATGCACTTAAGCTCTCAGCTAAGTGTGATGAGATTGCAGTTGAACGTAATGAGTTAAGTAAGAAATATAACGCGTTGCAATAAAGCCTTCATATGCTGTCACATACAAAGGCTTTTAATTAAATGCTCTTTTTATTACCGTGCCAATCCTTTGAAGGTATTGGCGCTTGTCTTGGTTGTTTATCTTCAGACATTAAATAGAACCTCCTAATAAAATAAAAAGAATAAAAGACAACAAACCAAAAACTATTGATGCGCTGATGAGATATACAGAGTACTTTAAGCAGTTAGCTCTTTTATCAATTACTGATGTTTGAATGAACTTAATCATCTCTTGATAATCTTCAATGCAGAAATGTCTTAATTCAAGATCACGCTCAGGTGTGACCTTACCTTTTTTGTAGATATTGGCAACATACATCTCTTTGTTCCAATTAAAGCTTGTTTCATATCGAGCTAATACATAAAGACATATAAACAGAGCAACTACAGCTGATAATGCTGATAGTGTTCCTAAGATTATTGATGAGATGTGAAGCTGTGGCAGATACTTACAAAGAGCTAGTAATGCAGTGAGTATCAATGATGATAGCCACATGAATGTCTTACCTTTAGACATTTGCTGCTCTCCAATATCACGTTGTAAATAGTAGTAATAATTCTCTAAGTAATGCTGTAGCTCAGTCATTGTGTTCAAGGATGTGTTGTATGTTGTGGTTTGTAGCATTGGTTCTACTCCTCGTTATTTATCCTGTGTTTATTGATTAGATTATAGTTCATATGCCAAGTTCTTTTGCTCGTCCATGTCAATATGCTGGATGCCATAAGTATGCTGTTCAAGGTTCATGCTATTGCGCTGAACATAAAAGAACCATGAACTATGATGGGCGCTCAAGACATAAGTTAGGTTACACCAACACATGGCTTAAAGCTCGCAAGGCTTTTCTAATTGCTCATCCTCTTTGTGTTGAGTGCGCTAAGCTTGGTAAGGCTACACCTGCAACAGAGGTAGACCATATCATTCCTCACAAGGGAAACAAGACACTCTTTTGGGATGAAAAGAACTGGCAACCTCTTTGTAAATCATGTCATTCAAAGAAAACATTTACTGAAACTCTTGGTAAGCGATTGCAAGCCCCCGAGGGGGAGTCAAAAAGTTGAACATGATGCTTTAGAAACGCCCCGTAAGTTCTTTACACGCGCGTGCAAAATGGAAACTTTTTTTAGGCAGTCGCCACGAAAAATCGCTATCAAAATCAAAAACGGTTATAAAAAAATCATGGCTCGACCTAGAAAACCTACAGCAATTAAGAAGTTGCAGGGAACTCTACAGCCATGTAGAACAAACTTTAATGAGCCTGTTCCTAAGAAGGCTTTAAACACAGTTGAACCTCCTGACTTTTTATCCAAAACTGCACGCGACTTGTGGGTGTTTGCTTTAGCTCAAGCACCTGACGAGTTGCTTACAACACTAGATTTTTCAGTGTTCGCATGCTGGGCAGACACAATGGCAAAGATTATTGAGTGTCAAGAGATCTTAAATCGGGAAGGTCCCACTGTTATTGATGAAAACTTAGGCGTTTCAAAACCTCATCCTATGCTCAAAATGCAGAATGATCTTAAATGTATCTTGAAAGGTTATTTAACCGAGCTTGGTTTTACTCCAGCATCACGCTCTAAAGTGAGCGTTCATACTAAAACAGAGAATAAGAACCCATTTGCTGACTTGTAATTATGCGTAACTACATTAAGATTGCTAATAAGTACATTGAAGATGTGCTCAGCAATAAGATACCTACCTGTAGATACGTAAAACAAGCCTGTCAAAGACAAGTAAAAGATTTAAAGAAAAAGTCATGGACTTATCACTTTGATATAACCTTAGCTTGCAGAGTATGCAAGTTCATTGAGGCGCTTACTCATGTTAAAGGTCCTAAAGCTGGTGAGAACATTAAACTTGAACCATGGCAGATCTTCATATTAACGACTGTGTTCGGTTGGGTAGATAAAAACAATCACCGTCGTTTTCAGCAAGTTTATATCGAAGTGCCCCGTGGTAATGGTAAATCAGCATTGTCATCAGGTGTTGGCTTATACATGCTATGTGCTGACAATGAGAAAGGTGCTGATGTTTACTCATTTGCTACCACACGAGATCAGGCAAAGATTGTGTTCGGTGATGCTCAGGCTATGGCCAGAGCTAATCAGCCATTAAAAGATTGCTTTGGCTTAAGTGTTTTATCCAAATCCATGGTAGTGCCTGGCACAAACTCAAAGTTTGAGGCTAAATCAGCTGATGGTACTACCCTTGATGGTTTAAATACTCACTGTGGCATTATTGATGAGTTACATGCTCACAGAACACGTGAAGTCTACGATGTTGTAAAGACATCTATCGGTAAGCGCTCACAGCCTATACTATGGTGCATTACTACAGCCGGTTTTAATTTAACCGGTATCTGTATGGAAGTGCGCCGTTTCGTATGCAAGATCTTAGATGGCAGCGCAACTGAAGAATCTCAGTTTGGAATTATCTACACCATAGATGAAGGTGATGATTGGAAGACAGAAGAAGCTTTAATCAAAGCTAATCCAAACTGGAATATCTCAGTACAGCCTAAAGCTGTATTAGCTAACCTCTCAATGGCTCTGTCTGATCCTGCTGCTGAGAACAACTACAAGACAAAGCATTTATGTGTCTGGTGTAATGCTGACAGCGCCTTCTTTCAGATGTCTAAGTGGCGTAAATGCTATCGTCCTGAAATGACACTAGAGGATTTTGAAGGTGAGTATTGCATCTACGGTTTAGATCTTGCAGCTAAAACAGACATCACTGCCCTCGTAAGGTTGTTCTTTAGAACCGAAGACGATGGCAAAGTTCATTACTATGTCTTCCCAGAGTTCTGGCTTCCTGATGATAAGATTCAAAGCTCAGCAAACTCTCAATACAAGTCATGGGCAAAACAAGATCTTATTCATACTACAGATGGTGCGATTAACGATCTTGAATCAATTCAAAATTATATAGCTCAAGACAGCCAACGCTTTGATACTTTGGCTATAGCATTCGACCCATGGCAAGCCTATCAGTTAGCTTCTAATCTGATGAATGACGGTATCCAGATGGTTGAGCTAAAACCTACTGTAGCTAACTTCTCAGAGCCAATGAAAGAAGTACAGGCGCTTTGCTATCAGAAACGACTGCATACAGATGGTAACCCTGTACTTGAATGGATGGCATCTAACCTTGTGGCTCACATGGATGCTAAAGATAACGTTTACCCTCGAAAAGAAACACCTGATAACAAGATTGATGGCATGGTTGCTCTAATCATGGCTATGAAGCAGGCTTTACTTCTTGATGTTGAGAATGGTTACTCTGATGGGCACACATTTACCGATGAGCCTTTAATTTTTTAGGAACAACAAATGAATTTTTTTAAATGGATTAGAAATTCGTTTACACCAACAGCTGACAAAAGAGGTTGGCAAAACAACGCTCCTATGGTTGCTGCTGTTCCTACAGCAAGTAAGCCAACACCTGAGCAAGCATTACAGGTATCTACAGTGTATGCCTGTATTGACTTGCTCGCTCGTACCATGGCATCGCTTCCATGTGATGTATATCTAATCAATCAGGACGGCTCACGCTCTCGTGATACAAAATGTAATCTGCATGAGATTTTATCAGTATCTCCAAACTACGACATGACACCGTTTGAAGTTATTCAAACCTTAACTTTAAACTGGGCCTTAAGAGGTAACGCTTATGCTTTAATCTCTCGTAAAACAGATAAGACAGTCAAAGCTATTTATCCTTTAAACTCTGATCAAATGCAGGTGTTCATGGATGATAATGGTGATTTGACTTACAGATACTACAACAAGCGTGATCAGTATGTAGATTACAAATCAAGAGACATCCTACATTGGAAATGCATGGGCAACGGCATTATGGGCTTGTCTAAGCTTGACTACATGCTAGCCTCTGTAGATGAATCGATTAAGGCTCAATCAACTGCTATCGATGTCTTTGAAACCAAAGGTAAGATAAGAGGTATTTTGACAGCTGAGGCTAATTTAAATCCAAAGCAGAAAGAAGATATTGCCAAATCATTTAACGAAGCCAGAGAGCGCGATGGTAATCCTGTACTGCCAGCTAATATCAAGTTTCAATCTTTGTCATTGTCACCAGCTGAGCAGCAGTTGTTACAAATCAGAGAGTTTACTGTAGAGGAAATTTGCCGTTGGTATGGAGTTCCTTCTGCCCTTATAAATTCTGATGGTGGCGCACCTGGTTCTAACCTTGAACAGGTTACAGCTAACTTTTATAAATCAACTATATTGCCGATGTGCATCTCTCTAGAGCAGTCAATCATGAAAAGATTGCCTTGTATCTCTGAGAAAGTAAATCATCAGGTGTCATTCAGATTGTCATTCTTAAATAGAGCGAACGATCAAGTACGCTCACAGGTTAATGCACAGGCAGTACAAAACGGATGGAAGACAAGAAATGAAGTGCGTATTGAAGAAGGTTTAGCACCTGTTAAGAATGGTGACATCCTCACAGCACAGAACAACTTACAGCCTTTATCTATGTTAGGTACGGCAAATTCTACACAGACACCGCAAACACCAATATCAACACGACCAATTCAACAATAGAGAGTTTAAAGCAATGAATATTGAAGAGTTAAAAGAGCTACAGCTTACTCATTCCGAGCTGAAAGCTCTCGATGATCAGGAACAGTCAGGAGTGATTGAAGGCTATGCATCAGTTTTTGGCTCTATTGATTCATCCGGTGACACCATCCTTCCTACAGCATATAACAAAGTGTTGGGAACTTTGCCGAAGATGTTCTTTAATCATGACACATTTGGCGTGCCTATCGGTAAATGGACAGAGATGTCTGTAGATGAGAAAGGCTTAAAGGTAAAAGGACAGTTAAACCTTGAACTTGAAGACGCTAGAAAAGTGTACAGCGCTGTTAAGTTCGGTTCATTAAATGGCCTGTCTGTACATTTAATGTTCACAGATAAAGACGTTGACTGGGATGATGATAACGACATCAGAATTATTAAATCTGTAGCTCGTTTACCCGAGATTTCAATCGTTGGTATTCCATGCGAGCAGAAAGCGCAGATCATCGCCTGTAAGAATTTTGAGAGTATCAACTCTGTAAGAGATTTTGAGAAAGCACTAAGGGATTTAGGAGCTTCACAAAAAGAAAGTTTGACCTTAGTAAGTCAAGCTAAAAAGCTATTTGCAACTCAGAGAGATTCTGACGAGAAACAGCTAAACCTAAAAGATATTTCTGCAAGATTAAGCAGATTAACCAAAATTATGGAGACAGAATAATGTCAGATGCAGTAAATGAGATTTCTAAGTCCCTCGACAGCTTAGAAGAGTCAATCAAGAATGTCCAGGAAGAGCAGAAAAACGGTAAAGTATCTTTAAAAGCTTTTGAGGATAAGGTTAAAGAGTTAGGTGATAAGCAGTTAGAACTGTCTAAGTCCTTAGCTGATGTAACTCAGGCTTTAGATAAGAATACTAAGGCACTAAACGCAACTAATGAAGTAAAAAGCTTAGGTCAGAAAGTAGCAGCTCATGAAGCAATTAAGAATTATCAGGGAGGCACTGCTACTTTTAAGATCTCAACCAAGGCAGATACTATCAATAAGTCACCTGCAGCAAACTCAATTACACGTAATACCATTACACCTGCTTATCAGGCAGGTATGGTTACAATGCCTGATCATCCATTACAGATTGAGCAGTTAATTCCTCACATTCCTGTATCTGTAGATGCAATTGAATATACTAAGGAAGGCTCTGTAACTGATGGTTCTAAGATCGTAGCTGAAGGCGAGAAGTTAGGCGAAACTACTGTAACTAACCCTACTTTACATACTGCTAATTGTGTAAATATTGGTGCATATACCGTAGTAACTCATCAGTTACTTACCAATGAATCCGCTTTAGCTGCATTCATTGAAACTAAGATGCAGTATAAGTTAAAACTTAACATTGAGAATCAGCTTGTCAATGGTAACGGTACCTCAACTCAGTTAGGTGGCCTGCTACATGAAGGTAACTTTACCGATAAGACTACAGCTGTACAGGGTAAATTACCTAAGTCAGGTGCAACCTTACTTGATTTTGCTCTGCTCTTAAAAACTGAGTTTGAAAAACAGTACATTGTGCCAGAGCGCTTACTGTTAAACCCAGACGATTGGACACAGTTAGCTCTATTAAAGGATGCTAATGGTCATTACATTTTAGGCGGTCCTCAGCTTCTAGCTACTAAGAACCTATGGGGCTTACCTGTAATGACTACTCCATTTGTAGCAGCAGGAAAGTACATCTTAGGTAACTTCACCTTAGGTGCAACTATCTACGACCGTGAAGCATTAGATTTCAGAATTTCCGATTCTGATGGTGAAAACTTCAAGTCAATGCTTTACACCTTCCGTGTAAATCGCCGTTTAGGCTTTGCTGTAGAGAATCCATTAGCAATCTTTGCTGGTGACTGGAGCTTACCCAGTTAACTCTCAGTCAGTAAAAACACAAGCTGTTAAAACCAAATAACACTTACTTGTAGTTACTTAGCCCTCTTAATTGAGGGCTTTTTTATAGGATTTCTAAAAATGTCTTTTCAGCTTTCAACTCCAATAGCTCCTGTTTCCTTAGATGAAATTAAAGCGCATCTGAGAATTGATGATGATTTTGAAGATCAGCTGTTAGAGCACTACATCTTAGTAGCAACTCAACAGGCTGAGCACATCATGCAACGAGAAGTTATTTTTAGAAATGACAAGAACGCATTAGCTAAAACAGTTGAAGAAGTACCACCTACAGTAAAGAGTTTTATTTTTTGCTATGTAGGTGATCTTTACTCTCACAGAGAGTTATCAGACGAAACAGGTTTAGTCGTCTTTTGGAAACATCTTTTAGATCCTTTCATTATTTACGATGACGGGGATGAATAATGAGCGTATCAGAGCCTTTATCAGGTGAATTAAACAAGCGCATTGAACTCTTCTCAAGAGTAGACATTCCCTCTAAAGAGTTAGCTGCAGTTTCTCAGGATACAACCATTTGTAAAGTATGGGCAAAGATTGAGCCTACAGGTTCAGCTTACTGGTTAGGTTCTCAGACAGAACAAAAAGCAACTCATCGCTTTTGGATAAGAACCATTAAGGGTAAGACAGAGCCTATAAACATTGAACATGGTGTGTATATACGCTTTAAAGACAGAGCTTATATGCCTGTGCGAGTAACTGACTGTAACGGTCGTGGTCGTTTTACTATGATCGAAGCTCAAGAACTTGGTATAGACAGACTAGAGCAGGGCACACCTTTAGGAGTAATGCTAGATGAGTAGCATCGGTATACCTGTCAGCTTTTCAGTGCAGATACCAAAAGAACTTCAAGCTGATGATTTTGATTCAAAGATCATTAAATCCGCTTTAAGAGATGTTGGTAAAAGCATTCAAAAGACAGCTAAAAAGAAACTTTCTAACCGTAAAGGTGTGATTTATCCACGCTTGCAGTCAGGTAGATTGCGCAAAGCTGTAAAGGTTCATCTGTCTAAACGTAAAGGCAAGTACTGGGTAAGAGTTCAAGTCGATTCATTCAAAGATTTTCCTTTCTGGTATCCAGCACCACTAATGTATGGACGTAAAGATGGAACCTTAAAACCTCGTCATGATGCGGTTGTTGATTCCGGTGATGAGTTAAAAGAAGAAAGTTTAAACGCTGTATCAGATGCTTTAATGAAAGGCTTAAAAGGGTGGGGATAAATGAAGCTAAACACTACTATTGAAGCTATACGTAAGCGTTGCCCTTCATTCAATAACAGGGTATTTGCTTTCACAGGCCCTATGCAGTTCCAAAACTTACGACCTGAGAAGTTACCTGCAGCATATGTCACGATGGTAGGTGAAGTTGCTGAAGTAGAGCAGATGTCAGCTAACTCTTATCTACAAAACATCACTTCTACTGTTGGTGTCTTGATTGTAGTCAATTCACAAGAAGACAGACGAGGACAAAACGCATTTGATAAAGCTGAAGATCTAAAAAACGAGATTTTAAAAGCTCTGCTTTCATGGTCGCCAATACCAGACGACAACATGGCTATTTATTCTTATCAGAAATACAGCGTGCTTAAGGTTGAAGAACCTGTCTTAGCTGTTCAGATTGATTTGCAGTGCACTTATGAAATAAGTCAAGAGAATACAAGACAGCCTGATGAGCTAGAAGAAAATACAGGCAAGTTTAATGAGCTAAATGCGACTGTATCGGACGAGTTTAAAGGCGGTATTGATGTGATTGGTCAGGGCGATAAGCCAGATGGTCAAATTGATGCTCAATTCAAATTTAAAGATTTATGGTAATGGTACTAGGAGAATTAAATGTCTATTTCATTTAATCATATTCCATCAAATATCAGAGTGCCTCTGTTTTATGCAGAGGTCGATAATTCGATGGCAAATACAGCAACTGCTGCTAAAAAGGCGCTGTTAATTGGTCAGAAAACTGATGGCACAGCTATAGACGGTAAACCTACTCTAATCTCGTCACAGTCACAGGCTATGACTAAGTTTGGACGTGGTGCGCCTTTAACCTTAGCTGTTACAGCTTTTAAGGATCAGAATACTTCTACAGAGCTTTGGTGTTTGCCAATGACTGTGATAGGCACTCCAGCAGTTGGAGCTGTAGAGTTAAAAGGTATGGCAACTGAATCAGGTACCATCGCTTTTTACGTAGGTGCAACTAAAGTACCGGTAACAGTTGCTAGCGGTACCTTAGCAGCTAACATAGCTACAGACCTAATCAATGCAATCAATGCTAATAAAGATCTTCCAATAACAGCATCTACATCAACCACAGACACAGAAAATGCTACAGCAATTAAACTGACAGCAAAAACTGTAGGTCTGTATGGTAACGACATTCTGTTAGCCACTAACCGACAGGGTGCTACAGGTGGTGAAGAAAACATTGCAGGCATCTCTCTTGCTATTACAGCAATGAGCGGTGGTACTGGTGAGATTGACTATGCAAAAGCATTTAAAGCCGTCGAAACTGAAACCTTCTGGTTCATCGGTTGCCCTGATTCCTCTTCTACAGCATTAGATGCTTACAAGAAGGAAATGCAGGACTCTACAGGACGTTGGGCTTACTCTCGCATGCAGTTTGGTCATATCTTTACTGCTAAGCGTGGTGATGCTGAGTCATTAGTTACCTTTGGTAAAACAAGAAATGACCAGCATGTAAGCTTATTTGGTATTGAAGAAAACAATCCTAACCTAACCTTAGAAGTTGTAGGCGCTATCTTAGGTCGTGCTGCATCTTACTACACTAATGATCCTGCTCGTCCTTTACAGACAGGACCATTAGAAGGTTTGTTAGCTCCATCTATTGAAGACAGATTTGGCTTTAATGAGCAGAATACTCTGTTATCAAATGGCATTGCTACTTTATATCAGCAGAGTGGCACTGTGATGATTCAAAGAGCTATTACAACCTATCAGTTCAACTCTTTTGGTGACGCTGATAACAGCTATCTTGATTCAACAACTCTGTACACCTTAGCTGAGATTATCTCGCGCTTAAAGACAGCTATTACCTCAAAATATCCACGTCATAAGTTATCTAATGACGGTACAAGATATGGCGCAGGTCAGGCTATTGTTACTCCTTCTGTTATTAAGTCAGAGTTAATCGCTCAGTATCAGAAGATGGAAGAGGAAGGCTTAGTTGAGAATGCTGATTTGTTTGCTAAGTATCTGATTGTAGAGCGCGACACAAACGATGTTAACAGAATTAACGTACTGCTACCTCCTGATCTTGTAAATCAGTTGCGTATTTTTGCGCTGCAAGCTCAGTTCCGTTTACAGTATTCATCTACAGATTAAAAGGAGAATAACATGGCACGTGTATCAGGCGTTTGTTATGTCAAAGTGGATGGTGAGCAACTTGAAATCCAAAGCTCATGTGAATATCCATTGTCAAAAATTAAAAGAGAAGCTATTGAAGGTGTTAATGGTCCTGCCGGCTACAAAGAAACAAGGATCACTCCTTTTTTAAACATCGATTGTATTTTATCCCCTGAGTTTCCAAGGCAAAAACTAGTAGAAAGTGACGATTTAACTATTGTTGCAGAACTAGCTAATGGCACTGTCTACACTCTGACAGGTGCTTATGTTGAAGGCGACATCACAGGCAATGCAATTGATGGTACAACTTCAATTACCTTTAAAGGCAAGGATTGCAACTGGAGCTAAATATAACCGCCTGTAATGGCGGTTTTAGGAGACAAATATGTTATTTAAACTGACAACACCAATTAAGACCCCTAACTCTGACAAAGAAATAACTGAGTTAGAACTTCAAGAACCTACTGTAGAACTTTTAGAGAAACTGAATTATCCATACATCATTGATAATGATGGTAACTTACAGTTTAATGCAAAAAAGGTTTATCAGTGGGCAAAAGAGCTCTCTAATTTACCTCCATCAACCGTCAAGAAGATCTCATTCCACGACATGGAAACCTTTAAGAATGGTTTAGCTGTTTTTTTTCTAGCCTCAAAAGAGCAGGCTGCGGAGATTTGGAGCAGATCAGTAACTGGCTCTTTAACTTAGCTTACTCATGGCATCTTGATCCTTTTCAACTCAAAAAGCGCTCTATAACCGATTTGTTAGAACTTGGTAGACAAACAGAGCGTATTCAAGAACAAATAAAACAAATGCGCAAGGAACGTTAATATGGCTGGCAAGACAGTTAAAAACAAAGTTGTTGTATCTGCACAGGACAAGGCAACACCAGCTCTTTCTAAAATCAAAAAAGAGTTTCGTGTCTTTTCTCGTCAGATTAAAGGACTTGGTAATGAGTTAAAAGGATTAGGTTCAATTACAGCACTACCTATAGCAGGTGCATTTGCATCAGCTGCAGCCATTGTTAAAAACTCTATAGGTTCAATGGTGTCTTATGGTGGTGCTGTAGATGATGCCAGTCGTAATCTGACAATTGCATCTGATGCACTTCAGGCATTCAGATATGCTGCAGATCAATCAGGTTCATCAGCGTCTCAAATGGACAGCGCAATTGCTATGTTAAATAAGAACATGGCAAATGCTGCTAACGGCTCTAACAAGAACTTGGTTGGTTTAATGAACCGTTTAGGCATCTCTATGAGAGATTCTAATGGTAAGTTAAAAGATGCTGCTCAGTTAATGCCAGAGGTGGCAGATGCAATTAAGTCTCAGACAACTGCAACACAGAAAGCTTACATTGCTACTCAGTTCTTTGGTAAGTCAGGTCAAGGCTTAATTAAAACCTTAAATGATGGTTCAGCAGGCTTAGCCGCACAACGTAAAGAAGCTGAAAAGTTTGGTGTCATTATGGGAGAAGAAGATGTAGCAGCTGCTACATTGTTTGGCGACTCTCTGACACGCACCAGGTATGCTACACAAGGCTTGCAGAATGCTATTGGTGGTAAGTTGCTTCCAATACTTCAACCTTTGCTTGATGATTTTAATGATTGGATTGCAAAGAATAGAGAGTGGATTGCAACTACCATTGTTGATGCGATTAAGGATTTTGCTGATTCCTTAAAAGACATTGATCTTAAATCAGTAGTGGCAGGCTTTGTAAAGTTTGTCCAAACCTCAGCCAAAGTATTTAATGCCCTGGGGGGCTTAAAAACTGTAGGAGTGGCTGTAGCTTCACTTTATGGAGTGAAGGTTATTGCGTCTATTATGGGCGTTGGTAAAGCGATGTTGTCATTGATACCGACCATAGTAAGTCTCTCTGCTGCCCTTTGGGCTAATCCTATTGTGTTAATAGTAGGAGCTATTGTTGCAGCTATCGGTGGTTTAATTTATGGCGGTTATCAACTCTACAAGCACTGGGACGAGGTTGTAACTTGGTTTACTGGCGTTTGGCAGAATGTAAAACAGGCTGTAGGTGCTTTCTTTGATTGGTACTTAGGTCTATGGGGCATTTCGGCTGATGACGTTATAGCTGTAGTTAAAAGCGTATATGACGCAGTTAGCTCAGTTTTCAGTAAGCTATGCTCTTTTGTTTCAGCTCAATGGGATGGCTTACTTGCACTGCCTGATAAGCTAAAAGAAGGTTTCAAAGATCTTGTAAGTTACTATGCTGACTTATGGGAACAAATCAAAGATTGCTTCTTTAAGCCATTTGCCTCAGCTATGGAGAAAGTATCATCTTTAAAGGATGGCGCGGTAGGTCTGTGGAATAAAGCTACAGGTTTCTTCTCATCAGATGATGATACAGAACAGTCGCAAACAGCATCTATTCAAATGCCAGAACGCACATCAAGAATACTCAATGAACCTATGAGACAACCATCAGCTTTAGGTCAGACAATTATCCAGGGTGAAAACAAATCAGAGGTTATTGTCAGAATTAAAACAGATGAAAACTCAAAGGCTGAAGTTGAGCATGAGCGTACTACTGGTACTTCTCTTAATACCTCTGTAATGGCTGATACAGGTGTTACACGATGAGCTTGTTAAATGTTAAGACATTAAGAAAAGCCTCTTATGAGGGGATTCAATTTGAAGTTGATTCAGCAACTTTATCTTTTGGTAGAAGAACTGTAACACATGAGTTTCCTCAAAGAGATGCCCCTTACGTTGAAGATCTTGGAAAAGCTACAAGACAGTTTTCTATTCAAGGCTTTATTGTAGGTGATGATTTTATTGATCGCTCAAAAAAGCTGATTGATAAGATTGAATCACAGGTAGGCACTGATAGACGTGCCAATCATGGAAAACTGGTACATCCATGGTTAGGTTCTCTTGATGTCACTCCTATTGATAGTCCTAGCATTACTTATGATAGAGCTAAAAGAATTTGTACTTTTACCCTTACTTTCTTAGAAGCAGGTAATGAAAGCACAAAGAAAACTACATCATGGGCAAATAAGCTTTTAAGTAAGGCAGATGCTTTATATGCAAAAATCTTTGGAGATTGGACCCCTGATAAAATAGCCGGCATTGTTGATGATGTAACCAGTCAAATAAATTCTTGTGCTGCAGTATTATCTTCCTGTCAGTTTGCCCAGATGTTTAATCTTGGTAACGATATTCTAGAAATGGGACATGATATTGCTACTTCTTTGTACAATAAGAAGGAACAGGCAAGATCTAGTCTTCTTGGTGCCTTAGGTTTATCTCAGTATGCTCAATCAACTACTGATTGGAAATTAGCTTCTATCAAGTGTACAGATGCTATTACTTTACCAGTATTAAAGCCAGTTAATGTAGCATCATCAACAGGAACATCTAAAAAACTCTCAGACAAAGAGAGAATAAATGAAGCTGTAGATGAAATTAAAAAGAATTTCAGACTTGTACTTATAGCTAATGCTATGGGTGCTATCAGCATGATTGGTGAAGATAATGATGTTGATACTGACAGTAACAGCAAGAAAACTTTATCAGATGAGCAAATTCTTAAGATTAGAAATAATCTGTTAGATGCCATTGATTCTGAGATGCTAATTCAAGGTACAGATGACAATCAGGATTATCTTGATTTGGTTGACAGTTACGTGGCTGTTTACAAGTATCTAACAGAAATGCTTAACGGTGATTCTGGTATTGAGACTGTAACTCTAAAACAAAGTGAGCCTTCATTTGTTCTAGCTTATGACAAATATGGCGACTCAACTAGAGCTGATGAGATAGCTGAGCGTAATGAT